TGATCATGGTGCGGGAAGGTGACTGGATTACGATTCCTGATGTTGCGCCCGGTCAGTTGATTGAAGCATGGCAGACTGGCATGGACATTATGCTGATCCCAATCAGTATCCTAAAGGCCATGAAAGAAGAGGAGCCAGAGCTTCCTTTCTGCTGTATTGGCAACAACATCAATGATGAGATACCGTTCATTGGTGAGGACAACTTCTTCGTTCACCGTTTGCACAAGCGCGGCACTAAGTTGTTAGTCAACACGGACGTTCAGTGCCTGCACATGGACTTGGCGACAGGTATGTACACCGCGCATCCGTCGGTAGACCTGAAGAACTACTACACCAACATCAAGCCTACCCGTCCGCTGACGCTGGATGACAAGGACTTCATCGACAAGCGCTGGCATGACCGTTTGCCTAAAGGTAGTGGTGGTGCTAACTACGCCGCGATCATCGCCCAGATGCAGGAAGAGGGTCAGCCTATCCGCTTTAACATGGGTTGCGGCCGTGATCGGCTGGAAGGCTACATGGGCGTGGATATGCACAGTGACACGGCTGATATTAAGCAGGACATCATGGAGCTTGATTTGCCGGAGAACTGCGCAGACGAGATATTTGGTAGCCATGTCATTGAGCATTTCCCGCAGCACCGTGCGCCGGGCGTGTTGGCTAACTGGCACAAGACTCTGAAGGACGGCGGCAAGCTGGTATTAGAGCTGCCTGATCTTGGTGCGCTGTGCAAAGACTACTTGGAGCAGGATGGGGCGGATCAGCACATGACCGCTATGTGTATCTTCGGGGCGCACGTAGACCGGATCACGCCAGAGACTGAGAAGAATGGTGCTTTGTCGCCTCATTTGTGGGGCTACACGCCGAAGTCATTGACAGATTTGTGTACGCACGTAGGATTCAAGGACATCCAGATTCTGCCTGCACAGGGACAGCATCCGGGCAAGAACTTTAGATTGGAGGCTACAAAATGATTTCACTTGAGGGCATTGCGTCCAACCTAGCTAATGAAGAGCGTGGGCTGGCTTACCTGAAGGTTGAGCATAACGGGCAGACGTATGACTGGCAGCTATTCATCCCACCGGGCGCTGATCTGTCGGCTTACATCGCATCCAAAGAGGCGGCTATCAAGGCAGACATTGACGCCAAGGAAGCTGCTTGGGCTGCGCTGACACCTAAGACCCGCGAGATTCCTGATCCGATGGGCGGCACGACGGTGGTGGATATAGATAAGTCGGAGATTGTGCGGCCTGACATTCCTGACTACTACGCCAAACGTCGTGCTGAGTATCCATCATTAGGGGATCAGCTAGATGCGCTATGGAAGGGTGGTGATGCCGCCACGGAAATGGCTGCGAAGATAGCAGCGGTTAAGGCTAAGTATCCTAAGCCATGAGGTTACAGAAAGAGCACGCAAACAAAATAGTCAACATTGAGCATTCCTCGGTTGTGGTGATTCCAGCCGGGGAATTTTCGCAAGGGGATATGTTGATTGTGTTTAACAACCGTGATGACTTTGGAACGATCCAGTCTGAAGTGCCAAATAGCTATCGGTCTGGTTATGCGCACAAAACAACGATGATTGAGTTCCCGCCGAGATGTATTGTGAACGCGGTGTTTATTGATGCGGATACGGTGGTGTTTATGAGGGGGCTAGGATGAGCGGGATTATGTTGGCGTTCTTCAATGCCGGTGGCGGCGGGGGTGTTGCGGTGGTGGGCGATGGCTCATTTTCGGGTGCGCCGATAGCGGACGTTTCGTTCGGAGGCTGAGATGCTTGAAACGCTTTTGGGTGGTGTGTTTGGCGGCGTGTTGAGGCTCGCACCAGAGCTATTCAAGCTGTTTGACAAAAAGAATGAGCGAGCGCATGAGTTGAAAATGCTAGAAGCCGAAATGGAATTCGCCAAGGTTCGCGGCGAAATAGCCATGCGGCAAGTAGAAGCCAACATGACCATGGCTGAGCTTGACACCATGGCCGAAGCGTTCAAAGAGCAGTCTGCCACAGCTCAAGCCGCTGGGAAATTTGTCGCGGCTGTCTCGGCTTTGGTTCGACCCGTCATCACATATGCATTCGTTGGGACGTATTTTTTGGTCAAATTGGCAGGATATTTGTTGGCGTTGGAGCAAAATGGCGATTGGAAAGAAGTCATCGTAAAAATATGGACGCAAGATGATGTGACTATCATGTTCATGATTGTTAGTTTTTGGTTTGTAGGCAGAGTTTATGAGCGGTCCAATAAGTGAAGCTGTCGAAATTGCTGCTGGTCTTTGCCGGCCCTTCGAAGGTTTGCGGCTGCGACCTTATATTTGCCCTGCTGGTTACCCCACCATCGGCTACGGCACCGTCTACAAACCTGACGGCAACAAGGTGACTATGGAAGACCCACCAATAACCAAGGAAACTGCCGAAGAGTGGCTTTTGCACGAACTTCGGAACAATTACGTGCTTGGGGTGTTGAAGGCGTCTCCTCAACTCGCTGCACACCCAAAAGTGCTCGGCGCGTTGGGCGACTTTGCTTATAACCTTGGCGTGCCGCGTTACCGCTCTAGCACTTTGCGCCGCAAAATCAATGCTCAAGACTGGGAAGGCGCAAAAGAAGAATTGATGAAATGGACGCGCGGCGGCGGTAAAATTTTGCCGGGTTTGGTGCGACGCAGAAAAGCAGAATGCGCATTTTTATGAATTGCCTAAAAGTGCTTTCCCGAGACATAATCTTGAAAAGGTGCATGCTGAACCAGCGGCAAACCCGATGGAGCGAGTATGAGCTATAGCATGACCTATGACTCTCTGCTGGAAGATGTCCGACGCTATTTGGAGCGCGGCTTCACTGCGGAGAGTGACGCCATCGTCTACGAACAATTGCCGCGCCTGATTACTTTGGGAGAGCGTCGCATTGCGCGCGAACTCAAGATCGAAGGTTTCATCCGCGCAGTGCAAACGCCGCTGCAAGTTGGTTTGGCCGTTTATCTCAAGCCTGACCGTTGGCGCGACACCGTCAGTATGTCAATCAACAACGTGCCCATTTTCGCGCGTTCGTATGAATATTGCCGCAACTATTGGCCCGACGAAGCTCAAACTGGAACGCCAGAGTTTTATGCTGACTATGATTACCAGCATTGGCTGCTCGCACCAACACCTGACGCGACAGACACACTGGAAATTCTGTATTATGAGCAGCCTGCATTCTTAGGTGAAGATTTCCAGACCAACTGGCTCACGGAATACGCGCCAGACTTGTTGCTTTATGCGACGCTGTTGGAAGCCGCGCCATTCCTCAAAAAAGACGAACGGATTCAAACGTGGCAAGCCATGTATGATCGTGCGGCACAAGCTCTGAGCGGCGAAGACTTGAAACGCATCATGGATCGCACCGCGAACAGGAGTGAAGCGTAATGACCATTTATACCGATGTTTTCGGCGGCGCGAACATCTATCCGAGCGAAATAAGTTACAGCTCGCTCACACTGACCGCCAGCGTTTATCTCTCTTGGCCAGAGGAAACTTCCACCAATCAAAATCTTGCGACAAGAATTATAGATGTCACAGCCAGCGCAGGGTTGAGCATTTATTTGCCCGACGCCAACAAAACCGGCACAGGCAACACGATCCTTTTCAACAACGTCGGCGCCAACACCGTCACAGTCAGGAACTCCGTTGGCACACAAGTCGTCACCGTCGGTTCAGGCGAGTTGTGGCAAGTTTACCTCACCAACAACACGACAGCCGCAGGAACTTGGCAAGCGTTGCAGTATGGCGCAGCGGTCAGCCAAACTAATGCGAGCTCGCTGGCTGGCACAGGCATTGTCGCTGTTGGTACGTTGTTGAGTCAGTCTGTTCCTGTTACTTCATTCAACGCGAACTACACCGCAGGTGTCAACGACCGCGCCAAGATGTTCAACTGGACAGGCGCAGGTGGCACACTTACGTTGCCTGACGCCACGGTTGTCGGCAACAACTGGTTCATTTATTTGCGCAACAGCGGCTCAGGCGCGATACTGGCCGATCCTCCGGGATTGATCACGATCAACGGTGCCGTCTCACTGAGTTTCCAACCCGGCGACAGCGCAATCATCGCGTCAGATGGAACAGACTTCTACACGATTGGTTTTGGTCAGTCTGCTACGTTCGCGTTCGATTACACAGTTATTGACATTGCCGGCACAGGAACTTACACGCTGGTTGGTTCTGAGTTAAATCGAATCGCTTATCGGTTCACTGGCGCGTTGACTGGCAATCGCACCGTGGTCGTTCCAGCCACAGTGCAACAGTATTGGGTAGACAACCAAACGACCGGCGCATACACGCTCACGATAGATCCGTCAGGGCCGGGCACAGGGTTCAACGTAGGGCAAGGTGAGCGCGTCATTCTTTATTGCGACGGAACAGACGTGCTCAATGCCACGACACAAGGCATTTCTGTGCCGTTGACGATTGCAGAAGGCGGCACCGGCGCAACAACCGCAAGCGGTGCGCGCATCAATTTGGGCGGCAGCTCCACAGGTATCGCGTTGTTCACGGCGGTCGACCAAGCCGCTGCGTGGGCGGCGTTGGGTGTGGCTCCGGCAGGCGTAGTAGACGGCGGGACATTCTGATGCCTGAACAGACAATTATCTTGCGCTCCAATCCCGGAATAAAGCGGGATGGGACAAAATATGAAGGCGACTTCTACGTCGACGGACAATGGGTTCGTTGGCAGCGGGGGTTGCCGCGCAAGATGGGCGGGTATCGTTCGACTCAGAAATATCTCACAGAAATTAGTCGTGGGCTCTCGAACTTCACGCAGCAAGGGTTCGTTTATTGCCATTCTGGAGGCGCTAACACGCTTGAGCGTTTCACGATTGACGGCAGCCTCAACAGCTCCATCATCAGTGACAGAACGCCTGTGGCTGCCGCTTCTTCTTGCACCGTCACATTGACGGGCGGCGCGGCAGGTTCGGTGGACGACATCACGATTGACGCTGTGTCAATCATGACTGGCGCGGTCGCATTCAACACAGACTTGTCTACGACAGCCGCTGACGTCGTCACCGACATCAATGTCGGCACAGGTACGCACGGCTATACCGCGTCTAACGTCGGCGCTGTGATCACGATTGAAGCAGACGTCACCGAAGGATCTAACCCGAACGGCTACGAAGTGATCGTCACCACCACGACGATTACCGCCACCAACACCGACATGGCTGGGGGATCGTTCGCATTAGCGGGGTCTGCCAACAACCTGTGGATGTTTGATTATCAATATGATTCGTCAAGCAATCAAAATTACATCCTAGCTCATGTTGCGCCAAACTTGGAATGCATTTGCAACGACACCGGTGGTCAGATATTTTACGGTGACGTGCTTGGAACTGCGCCGCTAATTAGCATTTCTTTGCCGCCCGACGCCAACGTCACTGGCGGCATCGTTTCTTTGCATCCTTATTTGTTCTATTACGGTACGGATGGGATAATCGGTTGGTCCAAAGCGGGTGAGCCGACGAACTTGACTGACCTCGCAGGCGGCGCAGGCATCGCGCGGCCTTGGGGCCAAAAGATCGTCAAAGGGTTGCCGCTGCGCGCAGGCTCCGGCAGCGCTCCGGCAGGTATCTTTTGGGCTTACGACGCGGTCATTCGCGCTACGTTCACTGGCGGCGCGACCGTGTTCCAGTTCGACGTGATTGCCACCGACACCTCAATCATCTCGCCGCAGTGCGTGATTGATTACGACGGCGTGTTTTTCTGGTGCGGCGTAGACCGCTTTTTGATGTTCAATGGCGTGGTGCGAGAAGTGCCGAATCAAATGAACCTCAACTACTTTTTCGACGGCATCAACAAGCAACAAAAGAACAAGGTGTTCGCATTCAAGGTGCCGCGCTATGGCGAAATTTGGTGGTGTTATCCACGCGGCGACGCGACTGAATGCACCCACGCTGTAATTTATAATTTGCGCGAGAACACTTGGTATGACACCGAGCTTCCTAACTTCGGTCGTTCTGCAGGCCAGTTCAGCAATGCATTCGCCGCGCCGATTTTGTCTGGTGTTGTCGACAACGGCGATGGTTACAAGATTTGGATCCAAGAGCAGCTGACTGACGAATATGACGGTTCGAACATTCGGCCGATCCAAAGTTACTTTGAAACAGCAGACCTTTCCTCATTGCCGCAAGGACGCAATGAATATCTGCGCATCGTTGCCATCGAACCAGATTTCGTGCAAAATGGCCCGATGACGGTGAGGATCACTGGTCGAGCCAACGCTCGCGCGCCGGAAGTTTTCAGCACCGATTTTGAATTCCCTGCCAGCGCAGCGGCTGACAAGCCATACGAACAAATTGTGATGTTGAAAGAACAACGCCGCGAATTACGCGTGCGATTCGAGAGCAACTCGGTTTATGGTGACTACCAGATGGGTCAGATCATCGGCCATCTAGACACAGGCGACAGGACGGTGCTCGGATGAGTTTGCCGCATGTCACGTTGCCGCGATATATGGGCTTGGTGGATTGGGCCAACCAAGTGGCGTTGGATTTGGATCCGTATGGTGCGTTCGGGCGCTTGGATTCGCCCGACAACTGGCAGAATTGGGCAATGCAGTTTTTGAACAACACATCGTTGGGGCGTAACTTCCCGAACCCGTATGATTTCGGAGATTGGGAAGAGTGGGCTGACCGGTTTGTGCAAACGCTGTCATGAGATACATAGGCTTTTATCGTGAAGATGAGGCAGAAAGCTGGGCAAGAGAGAAATTGGCGTTGCCTGCCGCGCCAGGATTTTACCGCGCTGCTGCGGCAGTCGACGACAATGATGAATTTGTTTGTGTGGTCGTGATGACGAATTTTTCGCCGCGCAATGTAGACTTCAACATAGTTGTTGAAAAAAGAAAAGTTAGACCAAAAGCTGCGATGGTTATGTTTAACGGAGTTTTTGATTTTGTGTTCAACCGTTTGGAGATGGCTAGAGTGACTGGCTTGATACCCAACAAAAACACCGAATCGTGCAAACTGGCTGAAGGTTTTGGTTTCAAATTGGAAGGCGTGATGCGCGCTGCGCTGGATGATGATGACGTGCGCATTTATAGTTTTTTGGCTGACGAATATCGCTCACACGCTTGGCACAGAGGATGAACATGGACGTACGCGCAATAGTAGAATTAGTCAAACAAACGCCTGAAGTCCAGCGCGCGGTAGACATAATCGACGCTCAGTTAGAGCGCATGCCGATTATGCCGGAGGATCTGGACGAAATAATCGCGATGCTGGAGGCTGTCGTCCAAGACCCCAACCGCTACCCTGAAGTGCGCGCGGCGGCTGTGAAAGACGGCATAATCAGCGAACAAGAAGCGCCGCAAGAATACGACCCGACATTTGTCTTGGCTGTGTTGGTGGCGCTTTATGGTTACCGCGACCGGCTGTCGTCCAAAGGTTATGCTCGCGGCGGCTTGAAGGTTGCTGGCAGGCAACTGGAAGCTGCAGGGCGTGGCGGCGACAGCATGCTCGCCCACATCAACCCGCGCGAAGCTGAGATGTTGCGTCGCATGGGTGGCGCTGGCACTGTCAACCCAAATACCGGCTTGCGCGAATACAAAGGTGGAAGAGGAATCCTCGGCGCTATATTGCCGATTGCGTTGAACTTTATTGCGCCGGGTCTTGGTGCAGCGATTGGTGGAGCGTTGGGCGCGACAGGAACTGCCGCGACGATGTTGGGTAGCGCGGTGATTGGCGGCGTCAGCTCTGCTATTGCTGGCGGCGACCCATTGAAGGGCGCGCTCATGGGCGGCTTGGGTGGTGGGTTGAGTGGTGTTGTCGGTGGCGGTGTGAGCGATGCATTGAAACTCGGTTTGGGCCAAACAGGACAATCTATCCTCGGCGGCGCATTGGTAGGCGGCGCGGCTGGCGCGCTGACTGGCGAAGGGTTCGGCAAAGGAGCACTGCAAGGGGCGGTCGGTTCTGGCATCAGCGAATTGGCTGGTGGTTTCAGCGGCCCATCAGCGTTCCAACAAGGCGTCAGCCAAGCAGGCAGGACGATGGGTCAAGCATTGACCGCTGGATTCGATCCGAAATCTGCAGCCATCACCGGCGGCTTGTCTGGGTTGGCGAGCGGCTTGAGTTACAAGCCGCCGACAATGTCGTCTGGACAAGGATTGAAACCTTCTGAAGCTGTTGTCCAAGGATTGAAAGTGCCGCCCGGTCAAAGTGCAGAGTTGTCTCGCATGGGCACGACAGATTATTTGACTGGCGAGCGCGGCATGATCCCTGGACAAGCACCGTCTCTCGCAGGGAAACTCCAAAGCGACGGAATGGTCGCGCCTGCTGGTGCATTGAAAACAGGGTTGTCTGCCATCGAAGGCACAACTGCCGCGCCTTCTGTGTTAGATTCTTTGAGCATCAAGAATGTCGGGCTGAAAGACGTTGGCACGCTCGCGTTGTTAAGCAGCTTGAGCGCCGGTCGGCCGCCCGAAGTCAACGCAGCCATCGAAAAGATGTCGCCAGAACAGCAGGAATATTTCAACCGTCCAAGCTTGAAATGGGATTGGAACAAATTGCAATCTGACGCCAATGCGCAACGGATGTCGTTGAGCCAATACATGTCGACTTATTGGCCACAAATCGCTGCCGGCACATACAATTTGCCGACCAACATGGCTATGGGCGGCGCGTACGCTGTGGGCGGCGGCCCAATGAATGCGGTTGCGAGGCTCGTGCGCGGCGGCGGCTCAGGCCGCGACGACACAATCAACGCTCGGTTGTCTGACGGCGAATACGTCATGGATGCAGAAACCGTCGCGATGTTGGGTGACGGCTCGACAGACGAAGGTGCACGCCGACTTGACAGCATGCGTTCTCAACTGCGCAAACACAAAGGGAAAACATTGGCACGCGGCAAGTTCAGCCCGAATGCCAAGAGTCCGCTGGCATACATGAAAGGAGCCGCATAATGGCTAGCTTGTTTCAAG